CCCGGAGTCTGGGCAGCAACGAATGCCGCATCGGCCATAGCCTTAACGCCCTGAGCACGCGCAGAAGCGCTCTGAGACTCCATCAGGTCCAACTGACCCTTCATCATCGCCGCAGACGAAATGCCTCTAGAAACGATCTCCGACGCCTCACGCGTCGTTGACTCCATCCGAGCTACCTGCGGATTAGGCGTACTGGCCGCGTTGTTATAACCAAGCATCGGATTCAAGCCAGCGGCCTGCAAATCTGCCACGCGCCGCTGCATCTCCGTATTAGACATTCTCTCTTGCCAAGCACGATTCTCCCTAGATATCTTCAAGTTAGCCTTGTTGGCCGAGTTCTGGCCAAAGATGCTCGCAAGAGCACCAACGCCAGTACCTATCAAGGTTCCAGTAACCGGATCCATTAGAAGTGATCAATCAGGCCCGGGACCGAGTACATCGGCAACGGACGAGCCACTTTACAATCAAAGAACCCATCAAACAAAAAGTCAGGCTGAGAGGGAACAGCCACAACCCTATCGACAGGAAGAGTCTCCTCAATAAACGTCGCATTCAATGTCGGAAGCGACGTGAAGCGCTGCGAAAGATGCCACGGATCAATCGTCCCGGCAGCGGTGGAACGCATAAGACCAGTAATCTCAGACGGATTGTAACGATATTCCGCCCAACGTTCCTGATAGCCAAAGACGTTGGCATCCGCCGCTTCACCACGGCAATAAATTTCCCTGTTATAGATCGGCTGCTCGCCGAGCATCGCAAACGCCGGGAAATAGAAATCATAACGCGTAGACCGAGACCAATGCTTACGCAAGCCCTGCTGATACGTGAGATCAGCATAGACATTCATAAGACCAATCACATACCCGTGCTCCGTGAACGACTGCGTGAACCCATGATTATGTGCAGCCATCGTAGCAAAAGCATTAAGGTTACCACCGGGAGTAGAACCACCAGTAAGACCAGTAGCGCTAGTCTGAGCAACAGCATTAACGGAAATCGGAGTACGTCCACCGCCGAGATATTCGGGCCTCTGCAACCGCGCATCGGGGGACACAACTCCAAAATGAGAACGCACAATCTCCGTATATCGAGTACCACCACGTGCATCCCTCTCCAAAAGCTTCTGAATCTGGAACGACTGACGAAGCTGATTAATAGTCGCTGAAGTCGCGGCCGAAAGATCGGCAATAACCTCAACGGGCTGACCGGCACCAGACAGCGCTCCCCACGTCGTACCAGTACCTGCCGCCTGACTCACAACCTGACGAGCAGTAGTCGTACCCTGAACATTCAGGCGCACCGAATTACCAGTCGCAATAGTCGAAATAACATTCACCGGCGCTGACGTGCCGAGCGGCATCGTCGGAGCAGTAAATTTCTGCACCCACGGCAGCGCGCCCGTAAAGTAATCCTTACGCTTACCGCGCTTCTTCAGAACGTAATTAGCAACAGTATCCGGGCCATCACCAACATCCTTGGTCACGGAGTTCTGAATATTCTCGTCACGAAACCACGCATTCCAAATCTGATTGTAGGCACGAAGCGGCAACGCCGAATGCGACACATTGTTAGCGGGATTTACCTGCCCAACAGTCGGAAGCCCGAAATAATCCTGAAGGGAAGAAATCGCGTAACCACCATTAGGACAAGTCTGCTGAGGCACAGCGAACGAAATTGAATCGGACGGATTGTCCTGTTCGCCCATAAACTTGACCCAATTAGTCCAAACCAGACGATTCGGCACAAAGAAAAAGAAGGTCTCAAAATGCAAATTATCCATGAACGGGAAAATAGGCGTAGCCAGACGAGCAAACGCCGTCAACCGGACATTAAAGGTATCGCCGGGAAGAACCTCCTCACACAGCATCGGCACAAGCCATCCGGCATCAAAAGTCGTCTTAAGAGTCTTCTGCATACGAAACGACGACCGTGGAATATCAGCACGCGGAACCATAGCGAAGTCATGCGACGACGCTGAACGCTGTTTAAAATCCTTCGACATACAATCCTCCATTTAAAAATTCCCAACGCAAAAAGGCAGGCCCGAGCGCCTGCCTTTCCGCGTCGGGCTGTTAGAAGACCTTAACGCTTAAGGTCTTTACCGACAGCCACCCGACGAGGCGTACCGGTATCGAACAGACCGGTAGCATCGTCATATTCGCCAAGCTCATACAAATCAAAATCTTCCGGGTGAGCGGACAAAGTATTGTTCTCGCCACCCCGGTTAATCTCATCACCGAACGAGCGCGCCGCAGCGCCAACATTCAAAGTAGCATACGGCTGGCCAAACACATCGGCCTTATCATCACGAACAGCCATTATCTTGTACTTCATATAACCCTCTTTAAAGATGAAACACGCGCGCGCGTAACAATTTCGCGCACACGCAATCTATCATCTGTAGAGTCTTCAGCACAAGCAGCTGCCTTAATTAATCTACGATAGGCCACCTTGCCAGCCATCGCAGGGTTAACCTGCTCCAACGCTTTCGCGTAATAACGAGGCGGGGACGCCTCAACCCCATTGACAATCACAGAATCATGGGGATAAACGTCCGATTGGAACTTATCAAACCACGGACGACCAATGCCCGGTTTCAAACTCATACGAGTGAACTCGGGCACCACATCAAACACTTCACCGGTATTCAAATCCAGTCTGCGATAGTGATCCGCAGCCATATCACCGGTAACCTTCTTCATACAGTATCGCGCTACGTAGGCAGCACTGTCAAAAGTCAGTTCTCCGATCTCGGCTGTGCCTCGATCCCAGAAGGACTCCAACAAACGCGATCTGTATAACTGGTGACCAGATGGCGACTTGCGCCAAGGAGTACGATCACCAAAACCAAGGCCAAAAAGACACACATGAAAATGAGGCCGAAACTCTTGTTCACCATATTCTCCACACATGTAAAAACGAGTCGGACCTACCTTCTTACGAAGGGACTTCATAAACAATTGAAAATGCCTATACACCAACGACTTCGGGTTATGCACCTCGTCGTACGTCAACGTGACAAAGCAATTCTGATCATGCAAAGACGCCTCGTGCATGATACGAACAGCCCACTGCCGGCTCCTTTCCAGCCGGCAGCCCACGCACTGACCACATGGCAACGAAAGACGGCGGGATGATCCCGCGCCCTTCGTAAAACTCACACCCCCTGACCCGTGATGCCACGCAGTCAGGGGATGAAAGCAGGCCATTACAGCCGAATCCCGCCACGCATCGGACCCGGCGATACATTGATCGCCTTCGTGCGGGACACATTCCCGCGAAACTGACCGGCTGACCGGCCCTTAGACACATTGTAACGCTTCATCACAGGCCTCCTTTAGCAGTGAACCAAGAACCAACCGCAGCGACCAGGGCCGTCGCCAGATGCTTCAAAAACGCCTTCCAACGCATAAAACCTCCTTCGGAGATCAGAGAGTACCCCTCCGATACCACCCCAAGCAACACCAAGAGGTGTCACTTGGCACAGTTACATCAAGTAAAAACTGTGCCAAAGAAAAGGCCCCTTACGGGGCCTTCTCCACCGACTCCGGGAACGCGTCCCGGCCGACCGGCGCCGCCTTAGACCGGCGCTGACGCCGGCGTCGGCTCAGACCCACGTACAGGGTCCACCACGGCGGCTGGAACCGCCAAACCAAGCTTTCGCATTTCCTCGAGATTTCTTTCATCGCTGCAGAACTCCACAAAGTTTGCCGGATCGTTGCCGAACCGAGCCCTCACGTCTGCAGGCATAGCAGCAAAGGACTGATCCGCCTGACGGATCATATCCAGACACTCCTTATAGGTCAAATCACCATCGCTGTCGCTAAACACCGGGATACGCACGTTTTCCGGCAACTGACCAGTCAACTTAAACCGTTTCACAATCGTATTGATATCGGCCTCATCGGCCTGACTCTGCTGAGTCCTAGTCGGGTCCTTACATTCCAACCCGCCATCCAAAGACACCTTATCGGCGTCATAAGCATACGCAGCACGTACAATAATCATTTCTTTCTCCTCATTTCATCACGTTTGTTATCACGAGCCCATTTACTGAAGAAATCCTTCAGATCAGCGGCCTTACCGCCGATATACTCACCCAACTTAGTAGTTGGCAACTTCTGATACAACGAAACACCACCGCCGATCATCTCGGCTACCTGCGATCGAACCTCCTTCTCAGGGATACCAGCAGCAATAGCGCGATTCTCCAGCTTCTTCTGAGTCTGCAACAGCTGCATCATCGCCGCCAACTGCTCGTTCGAAAGCTCACCACCCTTGATCTGAGTAGAAAGCTGCTCGACCTGCTTCTGCAAATGAGCGATCTCAGCAGGAATCTTCGCCATAGCAGCACGAGTAGACTCAGCCGAAGCAGTATGAGTCGCAGCCAGGGCACCTTGAGCGGCAGCCGCTCCCGGAGTCTGGGCAGCAACGAATGCCGCATCGGCCATAGCCTTAACGCCCTGAG